AGAGCCATTAAAGCATCTTGAACTAATGATGCTGAACTTTCTTTAGCAACATGTAATGTAACAGGTGAACTACTTTGTTTTGCGGCTTTAACAGCCTGTAGTACGTAGAAAGTCCACGACACAGTTGTTAAAGCAAGACTAGTTTTTATTTTTTTTGAAGGTTTTTTAGAAGTCATTAACTGTCTCCTCTTGAACTTCAGTTAAACAATTAGTTGATAAATCATATCTTAAAGTACAAGCTTTGCCAGTTTCACCACTAAATCTATTTTTTAAAACATTGACTTGTGTGATATTACCTTCTGCTTGTAAATCTCTGGACAAACCTATGACTATATTTGAAAGTTGTGCAATTGATGCCGACCCTCTAAGACTATTCATAGTTACTGGCAAACCATCTTCATAACCTTTATTACCGTCTTTAGTTCTTGATAAATGAGATACAAGTAAACAACCAATTCCAGTTTCTTCTACTAATGCTCTTAATTTACTTACAAAATAATCTATAAGTTTACGTTCATCATTTGTATTAGCATCTCCTAATGCAGATAATGCCATATGTAAATGGTCTAAAATTACAAAATCAACATCTAATGATTTAGAAAAATATCTTATTTTAGAAAGCAAGTCATCTGCAACTGAATAACCAACATTATGATACATAGCAAACTTACTATTGCCCACAGTATTGTGATACGTCTCAATAAATTCTTTTTCATCTACACCCTCTCTAGTTAAATGTAATGGTTTTTGTAATGCCATACCCATAATATTTAATGCAGTGTGTTTATATGTTTCCTCTAAAGCAATATATCCAACTGCAAAATCTTGTTTAAGTAAACTTAACGCTACATGACGACAAAAAGAACTTTTACCTACACCACTTCCGGCTGTAATAGTTACTAATTCACCTTTACGCAGCCCATGTGTTTTAGAATTTAAACATTCAAAAGGATATTGTGCTGTAACATGTTTATCTTCTTTAAGTAATTCTTTAAGTATTTCATTACCTAAAATTATTCCATCAGGTCTATAAGGTTTACTTGCCCAAATACAATCTGTTAATTCTTTTGTTTTGTTTGCTAATAACATTTCGTTAGCATCTTTTAATGGTAACGTACAAATTTTAGCTTTGTTTGGTGAAAATAATTTAGCACATTCTACCGCTGCTTTCTGTCCATGTTCATCTTGGTCAAAACAAAGCACTACACTTTCATAGCTTTCAAGCCATTCTAATTCTTTTTGAATATCTTTTTTAGCTCCTTGTGCACCTGTCTTAATACTTACTACTGGAAATTTATTTTGATTAGTCCTAGATATTGAAAGTGCGTCTAGTTCGCCTTCTGTAATGATAATCATTTTACCACTATCACGCCATAAATGTTGTCCAAATAATCCAGATTGTTTTGCGTCACCTAACCATTGAAAAGTTTTGTCAGGGTATCTTAATTTTTGTGCAACAAGTTGTTTATCTTTATCATAATAGTTTGCTATTTGGCATGGTCTACCAAACCATGAACCTATTTGATAATTAAATTTTTGTGCTGTGTTAAAGTCAATGTTTCTTTTTGATAAGGCAGCTACTTCACCTGTTATAAAATCTTGACTTGGTTGTTTTGTGTTTGTTTGCATTTTTTCTTCTCCTTGTTTGTGTGTGTTACATGAAAAACAATAAGTATGTCCATCATCATAGTAAGAATTGGCATCACTTGAACCACATTCTTCACAGTTCGTATGATATAAAAACGTACTTTCAGTATTCTCCATAAAATTTTTTACCTTATATATTTGGGTTAATAAAAACCTACTGGATATTTCTACCCAGTAGGCACAAACAAACTATGTCAACAATTCTTTTACATTGAACTGAGGACATGAGGAGCCGGACACATCACGGTGTCCAACAATTTCAACCCCATCATAACTGGCTTTTAAAACATCTATGAGTTTTACTAAGCTCTCATATTGTTTGAAAGTAAAGTTACAATCAGGTTGTCCGTCAACATTGTGTCCACCAACTAGACAAATGCCAATAGAATTTTTATTAGACAAATGCACATCTGTTTCTACATGTGTACCTGCTATCATAATGTCACGACCATCTTGAACCGTGCCATCTCTCTTAATGACTTTATGAAACGCACAAGAAAATAAACCTTCTTTTCTATGTTTTGTATCTAAATCTTTAACATCTAAATTTTGTTTGGGACTTGTATTAGTTGAATGAACCACAATGTATTTAGTTTCTTTACGTAAGTTATTCATACCATTCCTCTGGGACATGTTTGTCTGCATATGTAAAACCATATTTTTCACACCACATGCCATATGTTGTCTTTGATTTTTTACTAATTCTTGTTTTTGAATTACTGAATATAAATCTAATATCTAACTGAGGATGCTGTTCTTTTATAAGACGCATTTTCTGACGGTCTTGAGATGTAAAGTAACCTTTAGTCTCAATGTAAATGTCAGACCCAGTTAGATAAAAGTCAGGTGTGTATGTGTGCACCTTCTGTGGTTTTACATAATTAAGTTTTGTTTCTTCAAACTTATATTGTATGTTTTTAGTATCAAGCTCAGAAGCAATTGCTTCTTCCAAGCCTGACCTAAAGCCATACTGTAAACCAACTTGTTTAGAAGTCAGCTTCTGCTGTCTCTTCTTGTACCACATTTTCTTTTACACTTTCCGGAGCTGTATAGCCGCCTTCAACTTTGTCAAAGCCGTAACCTTCAGCATTACCGGCACCACCTTCAACTAGCTTAGTTATTTGAACTGCTCTTAATCTCAGACTTACGCCTGCTCCTGCCATTGCAGTGAACCAGTGCACTAACTCAGCACTAACTTTCATCTCACTACCAGACCAAACGTTAGCATCAGTTAAAGGTTTCCCTGTGCTATCAAACAATGCTACTTTAAATGGAATAACTTTTCCATCAGCAGAAATTATTTGAGCTTTTCTTTTAAACTTGAATACAGTATTGCCAGTAGGCTTACCTTCATCATCAAGTTGTTCTTCGTATGGTGAATTAGCTTGCTTTACAGCTTTGCCTTTGTTTTTTTCTTTGGCAATCTCCACACTTTTTTTAATCTCTTCATCAATTTGGTTAATCAATGAAGAAGCCTTGTCAGTAGGCACTACAAGATTTACTTTGTAATGTCCATCTTTGTCAAACTTAGTATCTGGTTTTGTTAACCATGCATACTGTGACAAGCCTTCAGGACTTACAATCTTAACATAACTATTTTTCATATGTGTTTCTCCATTCTACTATGGGTACTTTAGTGCTATGCAAAAAAGAACTCACTTTCCCGCAGGTTGTTAATATCTAAATCACCTTTGGCGGGAGCTTCAGGTAATTTATCGTGTAGCTCTTTTGGTAATTGTCTTAGAACATCATTCCTAAAATTTTCAAGAATATCATGTTCAGTAAACATTTTAATAAAAGCTTCTCTAATAGATTTATTAAGTGTTTCAACATCACCGGCAGTAGTACCAAAACTATCATGCACATTACAGAAATTAGTAATACCATTTTTATATGCGATATTAACTGTAGTCATCATAGCGGCACTGTCTACTGAGTGAACAACATTCGGAGCTACTCCGTTACCCATTCTAAGTTTGTCAGTTAAGTCAGTCTCTGTGTTAATTCTAGGTTTAATAACTTCACCCATTAACATTGCTTTGACCCTTTTAGACTTCATCTCAGGGTACGACTGATAAACTGGAAATCCTACTGGTGTTACCCAGTGAATAGGCAGTTGTTCTTTAGCTACTATTCTTGCAATAGTTTGTAAATAATTCATACCAACTCTGGCAGACTTTAAATTATCTCCAATACTATCCCAAATAACAGCTGCTAAATAAGACGCAGGTTTAAATATCTCATCTGTAAATGGATGGTTTTCACCTTTGTCTTTACGTTTGGTTAAGTCTTCAATTACAAAGTCAGTGCATGAATATCTAGTTGAACCATAACAAATAGTCATAATACTTCTTTTAGTAGTTGAACGCTTTACTCCATAATCTAACCACAACTGAGCAAAAGGTTTATTTTCTTTTGCATCTACTTTTAACTTATCAATAACTGCATCAGCAACTAATTGATAAATGTCTTGTGGTGTTTCTGTGTGCGTTAAGTTAACTAACTTACCCGCTTTACTGTCTCTAAGCATTAGTGAATAGATTTGTAAACCATTGCAAGAACCATCAACATTAACTGGTATACTAGAAATAAATCCATAACCTTGTTCTTTAAATCGTTTCCATTCATCACAAAATGCTAAGAATTGAAATGGATTAGAAGCTTCTTCCCATTGTCTATTAGACATAGGGTCAGTAGCACAATCTATAATCCAACTTTCATTATCTTCAGTCCATTTAACTCTGTCAGCAAAAGATATTTTATCTTCACCGTATTGATTAGCTCCATGTATTGCTAACCAGTAATCACCTTTGTTTTCTTTGGTGATAGGTTTGCCTTGAGAAAAGTTTAACAATGCTTTTGCACCACCAATGGATTGATAATTAAGAAATGCAGGCACACAATAAGCTCTACCTCTAAAATCTAATTGAAGTGGAAAATACATTGTAGAGTAATTTTTAAACTTTTGAGCAAGCCATATAATCTTAGCATACAGTAAACGCTTAGAAAACATTCTAGCATTTTCTGTGTGAGCCACTACTGCTTTCTTCTTCCATTCTCTTCTACTATCAGCATTAGTTTCAATGTCATGTGGTTTGTTTGGAATATCATAGTTAGTGTTAGGCGGCATACCACCAACAGCTAACCCTTTGTCCCATGCTTCTTGCATTACAGCTAAAATAAACTTATTAATTTTAAACGGTGTTGCCTGCATTGTATTCACAGCATTATAAACTTCATGCATGTCAAAGTTTTCAAGTTCCCTTTTGTATTTCTTGTTTTTTTGTTTAACAAGCTCAAGTTCAGGAAGCTCTTTAGTCCAATAGCCACCACCTACAACATTAGTCCATAACTTTGGTGGCATAACTGTAGGAAGATACTCAGGATTAAGTAGCTCATTAAAACTATTTCTACTTTTAATCC